AGACAACCAAGGTGCTATTGAGGAGAATGTTGTATTCGTTGACCGAAACTTCGGTTTTGATATTGACGATATGTTAGCAGCTCAAAACTCTTATGGTGCAGGTGGTACGTCTTACGGTCTTTTCGATAACGATGAAGAGATGGCATTAAATCTAGGATTCACAGGATTCCGAAGAGGATATGACTTCTATAAGTCTGATTGGAAATACTTAAATGACCCAACAATGAGAGGAGGTTTGCCAACAGGTGCAGGCTCAGGTCGAGTAAATGGATTATTAGTACCGGCAGGTTCTACATCTGTTTATGACCAAATCTTAGGTAAGAACGCAAAGAGACCTTTCTTACATGTTAGATATCGTGCTTCAGAAACTGAAGACAGACGATACAAAACATGGTTGACAGGTTCTGCAGGAGGCGCAAGGACAGATAATTTCGACTCGATGACTGTAAACTTCTTATCAGAAAGATGTGTTTGTACTATGGGTGCGAACAACTTCGTTCTATTCCAAGAATAGTATTGATGTAAAGATTAGGGTGTCTCGTCAACGAGACATCCTTTTCTTTTTTATTATAAATTATATTAAATCTAAATAAAATGAAAACAGAAAAATTCGTAGATAAAATCTACAAACTAACAAGGAACGCAGCACCTTTATCTTATATGCTGCCAACAAGACACACAAACCGATTTCCCTTATTACATTTTGATGAAGAGACAGGATTAAACAGAGAGCTTCGTTATGCTCGTAACCAAAAAAGTATTTATGTTGATGAACAAGAGGGGCATGTGGTATTAGAGCCTATTATTTTTGAAGATGGGTTTTTAAGAGTTCCTAAAAACAATCAAGTATTACAGCAGTTTTTAGAAAACCACCCTTTATACGGAAAAAGATTTGAAAGATTAGATTCAGAAAAAGATGCGGGAGAGCACGTAGAACAACTCAATGTAGAAGTAGATGCTTTAATAGAGGCTAGGCAATTATCCTTAGATCAAGTGGAAAGTATTTCAAGAGTCTTGTTTAATCATAATGTTGCTAAAATGAGTACAGCAGAACTAAAGAGAGATATATTAGTTTATGCTAGAAAGTACCCGGAAGAATTTCTAAATGTGGTAAGTGACCCTGACTTAAAGCATCAGTCAAGAGTTCAGCAGTTTTTTGAAGAAGGATTATTGGTGGAAAAGAAAGGAGGAGCGATTCATTTCAACACTAAAGCAAACAAAAAAAGAATGCTTACTGTTCCTATGGGAGAAGATGTTAATATGATTGTATCTGCCTATCTAAAGAGTGACGATGGAATTGAATCATTAAAACTTCTTGAAAAGATTTTAAACAAAGACGAATAGTTTTTTTTCGTATCTTTGTTTTTATGAATAAATATTTAAGGTTTTATTCCCCATCACTTGCTCCGGCAGCTTCATCGCAACATGTGCTTATTAACGTAAGTAAAATGACAATGATGACTTCTGATAATACGGGGGGAGGAGATTTTGATTTAGTATTTTATTATGGAGACTCTAAAGATTTTAAAATACTTTTAACATTTACTCCTGACCTAGGAGGTGCGGCTGACGAGTTAGTGTCTTATGTTGCGGACATTATCACAGAGCTATGTGCAGAAGGAAACAACGATGTGTATGCAGATGTAGGTAATGAAGATGGTATTAGGGTCAAGATAGGACCGGTAGTATTCACACTAGTATTAACCGAAGTACAAAGAGCCACATAGCTATGAGTAAGTTTTTAAGATTTAATACAACTACTACAGGCAAGATGTTGGTAAAAGCTGAGAGTTTGTCAGGCATAATGGAGATTATTTCTCCCGCCGGAATGTATTTATTATTTTCAGAGAACAATTCGGCAGCTAGTTCCAAAGTACTTATTGTGACTTCAGGGGGGAGTCTTAGTGCTGATGAGCAGGCTACTCGCAATGTCATAACTAATGCAATAGAAAGACTCTTTCAAGCAGGATATACTCAGTCGTATGTGGATGTAGAGTTTCCGGGTGTAATAATAGATTCAGTAACCTTAGTAGATTAATAAGATGGTTAAGTATTTAATATTTAAAACAGCGAATGGAGACAGGGTATTAAATGTAAATGCATGTGACCTAGTGGTATTGTTTGACGTGAATACTATTCACGCAAGTTCTGTTCCTTATGTAACAGCAAGCGAAGAGTGGAACATTCAAAGAGATGGGGTTAATGGTATTGATTTTGACGGAGCTTTGGTAGACATAATTAACGATGCTATTATAAGAGCAGAGCAAACTTCCTATACTGAGGTTTTTATTGATGTCCCTATTCCTTCTAAGTATGCTATCGGAGATATAGTCTCTGCATAGTAAATATATTTTATTATCTTTGTAGCGAGAATAGTCTCACAAAATTTTTCAATTTTTTTTATTATGAAAAAGTATTTATCATTCCCGATTGACGGGGCAACACCACAGTTGTTAGCTGTAGACGGTGTTATAATCGTTGAACAAGCTAGTACCACTGAGGTTACAGTAACTTATGCGGGTTCAGCGGCAGCAACAGATGTGGCAACAATTACTTTTGGTGCAGCATTTGCAGCTTCTGACGACAGCGCAAGAGACCGTGTTCAAGACTCTATAATTGCAGCTCTTCAAACATCTTGGACTAACCCAAAATATGACGTTAGTTTATCAGGTTTAGTTGATGCTGCAGGGGCACCGGCAGTTATTACAGGTATTGTGGTAGCTTAGTGTTATATCGCTACTTAGGTGAAGAAGGGGACATTAGTCCCCTTTTTTTATTATCTTTGTAGTTATGGGAAGATATTTTATAATAGGAACAGGAGGATATCCTACATACTTATCAGTAGATGGTATAGTAGGTATTATGCAGGACACGAGAAATACTCTAACCACTTTGTTTATTTATTATTCCAATGGAAAAAAAGCTACTATCACTTTAAATAGAGCTGTAGTAATAGCGGAAGAATATAAATGGGCTAATTGGTTTATAGAAAAATTTGCAAGTGCCCATAACCGGGTAACAACTGCAGGGGAAGATTGGGAGACAGTGGCTGAAATGAATACTATCGGTGGCCCTAAAGATCCTGCAACAGGACAATACCCCTCAACAATTCCCTTTGTAGATATTGGAGGGGCTAATGTTTCAGTAGCAACTATAACGATAACTTGATATGTCTAAATATTTAATTGTTAATACTTCTACTTATGCAGCTTCAGGAGTAGGTTCAAAGTCGGCAAAAATAATTGTAGGTGCTGATAATATTGTATCTATTATTCCAAATGGTGTTAGTGCTGTAGAGATAGTTTACCACGGTAATGTTCGGGCAGAACTAACCTTGTCGGATGCAGTAGCTGCGGGAGATTATAGTGTGATAACTTTTCTGACTAAACAAATAGAAAGACTGCAAAGTGGAGAGAGTCAAGTTATTTCTATGCCTAAACAATTACCTAATTGTTTCAATCCAATAGGACAACCTATTAGTATTAGGTCGGTGACCGTTACTCAGTTTTGCTGTCCCCCTTAAATTTCTGTCCATATATCTTTTTTTAGTATCTTTGTCTTATGATTGATGAAGTGTATAGTACAGTCCTCTCTGTATTAAATAAAAATAATTATGGATATGTAACGCCTGCTGACTTTAACTTGTTTGCTACGCAAGCACAACTTTCTATATTTGAAGATTTCTTTTATTCTTATAATCATCAAATAAATAAAGAAAATATGAGGCAGTCAGGGATAGGATATGCTGATATAAAAAATGGTATAGAGCAAGATATAGCTATCTTTGCTAAGACACAGGTTTTAGATCAGCCTGCGGCCACTACTAATACAGCTAATCTTTACAATCTGCCTCTTGATTATTACTTTATTAATAAATTATATTTCTATCCTACGTTGCTATACAGTGGTACAACTACCGCAGAAGTTGCGGGTAAACTTGTAGATACTGCGTTAAATCAGTTTGTGATAACTGCTCCGGGTATTCCCGAGTCTCCACCGGTAGGAAGTATTGTTGTTAATACAAGCCCAACAGGAGCTCCTACAGACCCTATGCTAACAGCTTATGTTACTGCAGTAGACTCAGTATCGGAATTAAGTTTGAGTGCGGACATTATGTCTACAGGTGCGATTCCTTATGTGGGGCAGGACTATAGAATATATGATGCTAACAATATAGTTGAGATAGAAAAAGTTAGTCAATATAAAATATTTAATCTGACAAGTTCTCAGCTTACTGCTCCTACTAGAACTTATCCTGCTTATGTATTAAGCGAAGGAGTGTCCGAGACAGCAACGGTATATCCATCAACTATAAATAAAAAGGGAGATGTTATTTGTCAATATATACGTTATCCTAAAACTCCTAAATGGACATACAACCTAGTGGCATCAACTCCAATCTTTAATGCAAGTGCTCCTGACTATCAAGACTTTGAAGTTCCTGAAGATAATCAGGTAGACCTAATAGCTCTTATACTTCAGTACGCAGGAATGTCAGTTAGAGAAGTAGAGATATATAAGTTTGGAGCTACACAAGATATGAACGAAACACAAAGTGAAGAATAATGACGTATTTATCTCAATTTCAATATTACACTAATAGTGGCACGATTCCTACAGATGAGAATTGGGGGTCATATCAGTATGTAAAATTACAAGACATTGTAAATAACTTTATGTTAATGTATAATGATAATCATAATATCATTAACAATGAAGAGAGATATAAGGTATTGTTCCACGCTAAGAGAGCAATACAAGAATTGAACTATGATGCGTTTAAAGAAATCAAAGCTCTACAATTAACAGTAGACGTGGCATTACGGTTTATATTACCATCGGATTATGTTAATTGGGTAAGGATATCTTTATATAAAGACGGATATATCAGGCCATTAACAGAGAATATTCAGGTGGCAAGTGCTCATGAATACTTACAGGATGACACAGGCAAGATATTATTTTCTCAAAACGGAGAGATATTAATGCCTCAATACTCAGGGCTAGACCATGATAGAATCATGGGAAGTAAAAAAAGTATTTATTTAAATAAAAATAATCCTATGTTCAATGGGGTTTATGGTTACTGCTGTGATGGAGCATGGTATTTTGACTACCATAGCCGAGCACGTTTTGGGTTAAATACAGAAACAGCTAATGCTAATCCTACATTTACTATTGACAAGAAAGCAGGTGTTATTAATTTTGATTCTACTATGGCCAATGAAGAATGTATCCTTGAATATATTTCAGATGGTATGGCGAATGGAAATGATGGAGAGGTTTCTGTTAATAAATTATTTGAAGAATTTGTTTATGCATATATAAGATATGCTATTGTGTCATCAAGACTTGGGGTTCAAGAATATATAGTATCACGAGCACGAAAAGAAAAGAGTGCTTTGTTACGAAATGCAAAAATCAGAATTAGTAATATTCATCCGGGTAGATTACTTATGAATCTACGAGGAAGGGATAAGTGGATAAAATAAAATGGCAAAGACTCAAAGAAATTTTGTGGCCGGTAGAATGAATAAGTCTATCGATGAAAGGTTACTTCAGAATGGAGAGTATGTCCATGCTCAAAATGTAAGGCTCGGGTCTACAGAAAATTCAGAGATCGGTTCAGTTGAAAATGCAAAAGGAAACATTGAGCTCACTCCCTCTATAGCGTTCCCTTTGCCGGGAGAAACCTACTCTACCAAACTAAGCCCTTTTGCTACATGTATAGGTAAATATGCAGACGAAGCTAATGAAACTATTTATTGGTTTGTTCACGACCCATCATGGATGGGCCCCTATCCTGATGGGGCTCCGTTGGGAGCAGCGATTGTTACAGGAACAAATACAGCTTTATCTCCTAATGAGCTAGTAGACGGAGGAGCTACCTTTGAAACTGACGGAACAGTGGTGGGGGCTATTGTTGTAGAGGATGCTAACCCTGATAACTTTGCTTATGTAACGTCTATAACAGGTAACACCGTATTAGTTTTATCACGAGATATGTTTGCTGCACCGGGAACTGCTTATACTATTTATCAAAATACACATAGGATGGATATGATATTATCCTATAATGTGAACAGTCAAAATTTGATATATCATATTATTAGTGTATATGATTGTATTCCCTGTACCACTCAATGGAATACCACTTTAAATTTCAACCCCAACAATTTAATTACAGGGGTTAACCTAATAGATAATTTTTTGTTTTTTACTGACAACCATAACCCTCCACGAGTTATAGATGTTACTAAACAATACGGAGAGCCTTGTGTGTCCCCACCTGTGGGCCCTCAAACAAACCCTACCACAACGTGTCCAATTCCGCCGGGAGGTGGTGGCGTGTGTGGTGAAGGAGATAATTTCACCGCTAAAGAGATAATGGTTATTAAAGAGCCACCAACAAATTCTCCTACTATCACTTTAAGCAATAACGGAACTGAGAGAAATTACATAGAAGATAAAATGATTTCTTTTGCTACAAGATATAGATATGAAGGTGGAGAGTTTTCTGCGTTATCATCATTTAGTGAAATCGCTTTTTCTCCTGAACCTTTTTTCTATAGCCAAGACAGTGATTTAAACGAGGGGATGATTAATAAATACAATGCAGTAACAGTATTGTTTGAAACAGGAAATGAATTAGTGACAGACATTGAGGTGGTGTTTAAAAGTTCCGACACTTCACTGATTAAAATTATAGATCGATTTAATAAAAATCAATTAGGCCTTAATAACAATAGCACATACAGTATTACTTTTGATAACAGTAAAGTTTATACTGTGCTTCCTGAGTATGAAATCCTTAGGCTTTATGACAATGTTCCTATCGTAGCTAAAGCACAAACTATTATGGGTAATAGATTGATGTATGGTAATTATCAAGAACAGTATAATTTAGTGGATAAGTTTGATTCTATTGTTAAGCCTATATATGACACCGTTTTAACCTCTAAAGAGTTAGGAGTTCAGGCGGCCACTCCTACATTTTTTGCAGCCGACAGAAATGTGTATGGGCAAACCTATGCAAATATTCCTAATAATGAAGTAGAGATAGATTTTGGTAATATACCCTTAACGGCAGGATCTACTTTAAACTTAACCTTTAATATAGGATGGGCTAATCCTTTTTGGCAATGGACCAATATACCCGGATTTCCTTTTGACACATGGGCAGGTCCTAATCCTCCCGGATCATCTCCATTTGCAGGGGGGAGTCTAGTAAACTTTCGGTGGACTTTGCCTCAAGATTTTAGTAGTGTCACTGAAATGGTGTCAAGTGTGGCTTTTCAGTTAGCAATCGGAACACAAACAGCCTTAGAAGGTGGTATTGCGCAGCCGTTTAATGCTTCATCGGCTATTGCTACAGGGCAAAGTGGGGGTTACAATTTAACTAATCTTATTAATGCACGGTATTCATTAACCGTACAAGATGCTCCATTACAACCAACATACCGATATAAATACCTATCTGCTTCGGAAGTATTTCCTCCTACTGCAGGTCCTGCGCCGGGAGATCCCGGGTCAGCTACTATGGCTGTAGGATTTGATTCGATGCCTGCAGACCCAAATAAATTTAAGTTATGGTTGCATCCTATGGTGTACGTCCCCCTTAATAATGCAGGTCCACCTCCTGTAATATCTAATCCTACCGGATCTACAGGATCAATGCCGGGAGGAAGTTTTGCTGTTGTAGTCCCTAATTTTGCTAACCTAGGAGCAAGTATAATTAATGCTGCTGATAATAAAAGTTTACATAGTAATAGAGGATATGAGGTGGGAATCATTTATATGGATGATTGGAATAGAGCTACTACACCTATAACAAGTAATCAAATTTCTGCCACTGAAGGAGGCGGTTCATCGGGAAGTAATATTTTTGTTCCATGCTACCTATCTGATAGAGTTAATAAAGCTCGTGTTACTATGCCATCGACTATGGTTGCACCAAGATGGGCTACGCATTTTAAATTTGCGATGAAGCCTAGTGAAGAAGGGTATGAGACTATATATGCAAAAAACTCTTTTACTTCTCCTGAATCAGCATCAGGTGCTCCGGGAACAGTAATTACATATTTCTTATTAGAAGGAGAGAACGCTCAAAAGGTAGAGGCGGGAGATAAGCTTCTAGTAAAAACGGATGCTAATGGCGCAGTAGGAACATGTGTATATGCTACGGTATTACGAAAAGAAGTTCAGGAAGAAAACTTTATTACCGTTCCTGATCCTGCTAATGCTAATCAAAACTTATATGTACCTGCAGGAGTGTATATGGAGATGTCAAACTTTCCTTTTTCTACTGCTTCAAATGTTGCACCATCATATCCGGTGGTAGGTATACCTGTAACTCAAAGTACTAAAGTATCTACTGTCCTCCCTGATGGAGAAATAATTCCTAATATTTGTCCCGAGTTATACTATAGAGGATTAAGTGGAACATCAACAGGATTAAACGCAAACGGTGAACCTATCTATACACCTATGTCTATACCTCAAGGTACTAATATCACCATTGGATTAAGATGGTTTAAAAAAGGAGCCCTAGGATATACGGTTGTGGGTTCAGGAACAGATAGTCAAGTAGAGTGGAGATTTCATAAAAGATATATAGCAGATCAAGACTATAATAATATCATCGATTTTTTTAACGGAATGGATGTTCACACAGATATGGTAAATGAAGGAGAGAAGCTTTTTGTTGGTTGCAGTGGAGGTGTAACTATCGATTATGACCCATCCCTTGCTCCCCTAACAGACCCTACAACGGCATGGACTACTCCACAGTATGATTGTGACTCTAATCCATGTACTATATTTTTAAGGTGGTCTCAAACACCTGCCGGAGGAACTGACCCTGATAACGAGATACAGTTTTTAGTTCGTGCAGGAGGTGGAACTAGTGAGTTAAATAAAATTGAATGCGCATTTAACATTAGCTTTCAAGAAGAGGTAGTCGCATTTGAGACAGAAGGAAGGCCTGCGAATCCTGATTTATGGTACGAAGGTTCTGATGTCTACCCCATTGATGTAGCTACAGGCTCTCACCAAGGTATTGCGGCTAATAACGATGTAAGTCAAGTAGTGGGTACAGCACTTACAGGAACAACCGGAGTTTTTAATTTATCTTTTTTCAACTGTTTTGCATTTGGCAATGGAGTGGAAAGCTATAAAGTAAATGATTCTTTATCAGGAAGGTATTTCTTATTAGGTCAACGTGTAACAGCAACTGCTAATGAGGACTACAGAAGAGCACATCGCTATGCTGATATTACATATAGTGGAATAATTAATAATGAAACCAACATTAATAAGTCTAATGAGTTTAATTTAGGTCTTGTTAATTGGAAGTCGCTAGAAGATAGTTTTGGCAAGGTGCAAATACTTAGCGGTAGAGATACCGATGTTCTTGTTTTACAGGAAGATAAGATATCGTATGTGTTAGCAGGAAAGAATTTATTAAGTGACTCTTCAGGTGGTGGTACAGTAGCTTCTGTTCCTGAAGTTTTAGGAACACAGATAGCTAGAACAGAAAGATTTGGTATTAGCAACAACCCTGAGAGCTATGTAGAGTTTGGGTTAGATAAATTTTTCATTGACGAAAAACGAGGAGCAGTATTAAACCTTAGAGGCTCTTCAGGACAAAATGAACAGCTTCAGGTGTTATCAGAATACGGAATGAGGAGTTGGTTCAGAGATGCCTTTAACGGACAGCTAACCTCATCTATCAATGTATACACTCAAAAGCTTGGAGGGTTTGATCCTTATATGAATGAATATGTGGTATCGTTAACAGACCGATCTCTATTTTTTACTCCCGGAGAATGTGATGTGGTAATAAGTGATATTGAAACAGAGCAAGATGTAATAGCATGTGGAACAACTACTACCTTTACTTCGCCCGGAGATTTAGCTCCTATGGTTTTTTGGGTAGAGTTTCCGGAGGATGGCGAGGGATCAGTAGGGGATGTTTCATGGACTTTTAATATGACACCTACCGATACCGGTGCTGTTAGTGAGGCGTTTATACAGGTTCAATTGCCAATTGGAAATGACTTGTTTCCCGCAACTCAAATAGATAGCAACAATAATCCTAATACTGTAACATGGACTAAAGATACTCCTGTTCCAACTCAAGCATACGTAATTATAACTCCTGATCCTACTACTATGACCGGTGCAGGTTCATTTGATGTGAATGCCACTTTAAATTGTGCTACTCCAACCCCTATAAATGTAGATACAGTGTTGTACACTTCTCAAAGAAACTGTCCCGCTTCTAATACGGCTACATATTATGACCCCGCAAATGGACCGGATGCGGTGTGTTTAGTTAATCCTTTGTTAAGTTGGCAATGGCAGGCTCAAAATGGAGTGATAGCAGGAAATGTTAATCAACAATTAATAGAGTATTTTTCTGCTTGGGAAAATACTGCCACTTTAGGTAATGGAAATATTGTTCAAGACATTTATCAGACTCCGATAGGTAATGATAATTTTCCTCAATACCCATTTATTCCGGATGGTTGGTTGAATCCACCTAATGCAGGGGGTGGTTGGAACGATAGCCAATGGCAAGGATTAGTTCAGGGGGCAGAAGCTCCTAATGTGGGTGATTATGTAGAAATGATACTAGACTTATCAGACTTGGGTTATATTGTTCAGGGTGACGACACTCAGTTCACTAATGTTAACAGTGCTCTTAATATTGTGTTTGATGTAAACAAACATAGCTTTAGGTATTTAAGAACAAATATTGATTATGACAGAACCAACCGACAGGATGCGGTAGATTTATTAGCTAATAGTGTTGCTATAAATCCTTTAGGTCCCGACTTCTTTAGTTGGGATGGACAACAATGGGTTACTCCTGCACAGAATGGGGCACTAAAATATAAAGGAGTGTTTCAAATGCCTGCTCCTGTAGCTCCTAATAGTGATCCGCATTTATATTTACTTGTTGACATAAGAGAAAGACAATCCGAGTGGTTATGCCATGATCCGGGGGCAATCGGAGACTCTACAATACTAAACGAGGTGTGTTGTGACTGTAGTTGTGGAGCAGGAAATTATACATGCTATAGACTACAAGCTAAAACTTCTCAATATCCTTTTACGTTTACAGTTATCACTCCGGGATCTGCACCGGCGACAGATACAGTCACTCTTCCCCCTTATGTTACTGAGGAAGAAGGTAGCTGTATAACAGTGTGTTCAAGTGTTTATCCTTACCTTATCCCCGGTTCACTCCCTTTCAATGCAGATGGATCACAATGGACAGTGGATAGTATTGTGGATATAACCATACAATCCTGTGGTGATGCGGCAGGTTGTACAGATTGTGGAACGCCTACTGTGCCATACACGCCGGGAACATGTACTTAATATTAAAAAAATAGATTATGCCTACTTCAACCGAATATTTTTTAGATGCAACTAACTTGTCCTTAGCGACATGTGTGTTTACTGACATAGCTTTAACTACTGTAGCTCCTCAGGGATATTATTCTGATGGTGCTATTGTTAGGTATCTAACAGTACAGGGAGTAGCTCCTAATCAATATGGAACATTGAGTGGGGCATTAAGTGCATTTGGTGCAGGCCCTATAGAGTGTGAGACATGTATTACTCCTTGTAATGATTTAGATGCTAGTAAGGCAATTAGAATTAAAGTTGATGCGGCATATCCTCCCACAGCCCCACTAGGTACAGATCTTCACGGAACATATAAAATTCCTATTGATTTAGGATCAGGCACAGGTACGACAGGGGCGGTTATTGTAAGGGTATATTTTAGAAATGAATATGGCGCAGGATGTGGATTATTATTAGACAATGAAGATGAGTTTGGAAACATAACTATATCTACCAACAACTTCTCTGCTTCAGGAAGCACGCCTAGTGTTGCTCCGACTCCCCCTGATGGCTTCCCATATTTAGGAGCACCTGATGGAGGATATCAAAGAAGCCTTACTTATCAGCCCGATGGAACACTTAATTATGGTGGAGATCCTTCAGGTGGACTTGCAGGATATCCCTTAACAGATGACACTAAGTTTTTATATGTAGGAGGAGCAGGGAGATTTCAAGGAGGCCCGCCGGCTACATCATTTGGTGGTATTTATTATAATCCTTTTCCCCCTACAAACTGTGCTGCTCCACCCACTTGGTTGCAAGTACCTAACAATAAACCTAATTATTATGAATATGATGCTGTTAACTGTCCTGATTGTCCGGGAGGACCCCCCACGACAGTTCCTGCTCCTAGTATACCTTTTATTGCTAACCCTTCTATTACCCATGCTCCTCCGGGCGGAATACCAACATGGACATGGTCAACAAATTTAGGGCCTCAGTATGAATGGGTAGCAGGGCCCGCAGATGCATCAGTAACGGTAAGTAGAGATCAGGTTCAGTTATCCACATTAACACAGAACACGCATTATTATAATACTGAAGGGGGGTATAGGGGTTGGTATACTGCAGTATTACCAAAGTCTGACCCTAGTATGACGAGAGCGGTAATGAAGTTGCAAATTCTTGCGTGTAATGCTGAAAGTCCGGGGCTACCAATCAGTGACAATGGTCTTGATATTGTTATTAATACTAATTGTCCTAAAAAATTAAGCAGAATATCCTATCCTATTTTGGGAGCTCAACCTCAATATATGTGTAGTGAGCCTTACCCTACTCAACTACAAGCATTTACAAGTGGAGATATGTCTAACGAAGTGTTTCATGTTCCGGGAGCTCAAGGAGTAAGTCCTAATTTCCCCCAATATGCACCTTTAACTGAATATACTGAAGGTGTTCCTAATAGATGGGATTTAGTGTTTAAAGATGAGAATGGAGAGCAGCCTCTTTATGGGGATAACAGTAACCCTTCTACACCATATTGGTGTAGATATATAGATGCTAATGGAGACCCTAAACTATTTGAAATAACTCATGGTATTATTACACAAACAAATGTGGCTTATGTTCCTGAGCCTGCAGCTTGTGGTGACATAATTCAAACAGACAGTAGTATAGCGGGTGGTGGTATATATAGACTTCAAGCTTCATTAGGTGTAGCCACAGGAGCAGTTATTGTGAGAGTATTTACAGGACAAAATCCTAAAGGTTTGTTTGTTAAATTACTAAATACTGATGGTACTGTAGTGACAAAAAGTAATAGCTTTTCTATTAGAGGTTCTGAAAATGCAAGTGGAGATCTTAGCGATACTCAATATGCATACAACAGTATGTCAACTATAAACAATAATAATTCAGGAGCTAGCAGCGGTGGTAGTGGTTATAATTTAAGTGGATCAAACGGTATCTATATTGAGGAGACCACTATTTATGAGGCAGGAGTAGGGCTTCCCGGAACACCCACAAGAACAACATGTTACCTTGACCCAACTGCTTGTGACAGTTCTAGTTTAGGGCAGACGACAGTATATGGTCAAGATCCTAATTCTTACGATCAATATGGTTCTCCTTATTCAGATAGTGGTGTTGAACTTCCTTTATTTGACCTACCTGTATATATAGGCGGAATGAATACCAATAATAACCCTACGTCAGCGATACCATGTGTAGCTGAAGCGGGAGGCGTAATCACTTCTCCGGCTTGTGATGTTGGATTTGCTCCGGAAGGAATAGCTAATGGTATTTATAATCCATTAGGGAATATTAATTTACCCGGCAATGGATTTACTTACGTGGGTCCTGCTGCTCCGGATGAAGATTTATTTGGTTTATGTCCAATAGAGATTTGGATGGGTGGAACAGGAAATAATGCTTATAACCTATGGACTTACCCTGCTACTACCACAGCATGTAATCAGACTTGTACTTATCCAATATGGCTTTATGATGGTAGTGGTGGGCTTTATATACAAACATCAATATATCATCAAATAGGAATTTCTACTCCACAAGTTCAATTATACGGAACAGATAATGTTAATGATCTGTATGATTCTCCGGGGTGGGTAATGTGTGTTATAAATAAAGCCGATGCTGTTGAGCAAAGACTAAACTTGGAAGTTACAAGTATTACTTCTAACACTGAATTTACTGCTAAAGTAGAATGCCCACAACTTTTACCTCAAATAGCTAACCTTCTTGTTTATAAAGCGAGCACATTAAATGGCGCAGATGCAAACTCTATATCTAGTATGTGTGCGAGCGGTCCACCTGCAACTAACCCCGGTGAACCTTGTTATATTGCTCATAATGCTTTTGGTGGTGACAACGATGATGGGCTTACAACATCCGCTCCTTGTGTTCCGGGTGTTGCGGGAGGTACAAATACGTGCTCTAATGCAGGAACATTAGACGGTGATATTCCCTACTTAAATGACATGGTATTTAAAGATGATAGTGCAGCAACTCAATTAGATCCGGGGTATTATTATTACACTATGCCTATTACCCTTACTCCTATGTGGATGTATGTAGATGAGTTTGGAATTGTAACCTGTATTAAAGACTGTTCAGAACTAGTGGCGTGTTAATTAATATTAAATAAAAAACTATGGCAACATATTATACATTATCATTTAGCGAAAACTCAAAAGGGTGGCCTTCTTTCTATACTTATAAACCTGAGATGATGGTAGGAATGAATAACTATTTTTATTCTTTTAGTGGAGGATCGCTATGGCGACATAATAGTACATCTGTTCCTAGAAATAATTTTTATGGTATATCGGGAACGTCTATTATAACAAGTGTTATTAATGAAAGACCACTGAGCAATAAACTATTTAAAACTTTAGAGTTAAATTCGACCGGGGCATGGAGTGTGGCGATGACCACAGATCTGCCTAATGTAGGTGAGATTAGCACTACAGATTTTGAAAAGAAAGAGGGAGACTTCTTTAGTTATATAAGAACTACGGGAGCTAACACAGCTACCGATGCAGGTAGTGAACAATATAAGCAACGGTCTATGGGTGGTATTGGTAACATTGATACATCTACCCCTGACCCTGCAATTTGTCCTAACTGTTATGTGGTAACTTATCTTATTGACTTACCACCTATGTTAAGTGTAGGTGATGCCTTCTATGTGACTAACCAAATATCAGGACTTATAACAGATATTAATTTTGTAACCAATACTATTGTTGTTGACTATTATGCAGCACTAATACCTGCTCCTCCTGTGCCTGCACCGGGATTGTTTAGCTATTACGCTAAATCAATTACTGCAGAATCACATGGATTACTAGGTCATTATTTAGAATTTACTCTTACAAATGCCTCGGGTGGTATAGAAGAGTTGTTTGCTGTGAAGTCTGATTATATGAAAAGTTTTCCTTAATTTTGTTATCTTTGTAGTAATGAAATTAACTATTAGACCGTTATCATACGAGGATTATGATAATACACTTGTTGGATGGTGGAAAGATTGGGGATGGGAAATGCCTCCGGAGAGAGATTTTTTACCGCAAGATGGGGAGGGGGGAGCCATAGTATATGACGACACTACGCCTGTGTGCGCAGCTTTTTTATATAATACCAATTCTAAAGTAGCTTGGATAACTTGGGTGATATCAAACAATAGGTATAAAAAAAGAAAAAAGGGCTTAGATTTATTGGTATCTACATTAGAAACAATAGCTAAGAATCAAGGACACAAATATGTGTTCACTAATAATAATCATCCTGCTCTGATAAAATATTTTAGCAAGTCAGGATATGGCAAAGGAACAACATCAACAGAGTTGATTAAAAGAATAAATTAATTATGGGAGCACCATCAGCAATAATAGCAGGAATAGGCTTGATTAGCAATATTGTCGGAACGGTTAAAAGTTTTAAAACCGCACGAGAGATGAAGGATAAAATGGCAGATGCGGAAGTTAAGGCTGAACAAGCGTTAGCACAAGCAAAGGAAGGATTGGATTTAAACTTCTTTGAAGAAATGGCTATTCAAAAAACTCCTTATGATATTGAAAGAGAGGCTGTATTATCTCAGGCAGCCGGAGTGCTCAACAAGCTGCGCAAGCGGATATCACTAAAAGGCAAGCAGGTGAAATGATGGATATAGAAACTCTTATAGCAAGCGAAGATGCAAGATTGAGAGATTTAAAAACACAGATAAGTTTAAAAGAATCTGAAGGAGCACAGAAAGCTGCAGCTCAATATGAGCAGCTCGCTAATCAGGCTACACAGCAAGGATGGCAAGGAGTTACTAGCACACTACAACAAGGAATGTCAATGATGCCTTTGTATGGAAAGGATGCTGCAGGAGAATTAAGAGCTTTTCAGGCTATGGAGGGAATGATGCCGGGGGAGGGTACGATGGGATATGGGCCATATCAAGCGGGTCAATTTGGTGATGTTGATGGAGATGGTATACCTGACACGGTAGACTTTGATACGGGATTGTCTCGTACCTATGGTGACTTTTTTGGAGACATGAGCGTAAAAGATTATAGAGAATGGAGGAAAGGGTTATCGCCGACTCAAAGCGCAGTTTAGAAGTTCTTATGATATGCATAAAACTCCTTATGATTTTATGAATCCTTTTCTTCAATCTATAAACTTAAGACACGGTACTAAAGAAAATAAAGGAGAACTTTAATAATTAACTTATGGCAAAATCATATTACGGTTATGTTGAAAGAGATGCTAGCAGCCAAATAAATTGGGCTGAAGTAGGGAAAAGTATAAACGATACCATTCAAGAGACTATTGCTTTACGAGAGCAAAAAAAAGCAGAGATAGATCAATACTCTAAGGATTTCGGAAAGATACTTTCTGATTCTCCGCAAGGCCAACACCAAGGAGCTAACGATGCTTTATTTAATTATAGCGAGCAAGCTAGAGAGATGATGTTAATATCTACTGACCTTTTAAAAAGAGGGGAGCTAAATCTTAGACAATACACTCTGCAAAATCAAAACCTTATAGATGGTACAGAACAGGTGTTTGATGCAGCCGAAAAATTTCAAGAAGCATACAAGGTTAAGTTTGAAAGAATGTCAGGCAACTGCGCTGAAAACCCCGATATAAACTGCTCCTCTAAGTTGGAGCAATTTTTAATGGCCGACATGGAAGATATGATTAACTTTAATTCTCATGCTTTATATATTAATCCTACAAACTATGAAGTTAGTTTAGCTAAAAGAAAAATGGTAGATGGAGTATTCACTTCTGACATTGATGATACTCCCGGTTCATTTTTAAGTATAGCATCTTTAAATCAAAGACTTGTTAATGAATATGATGTGTTTGATTTGAATGGTTATCTTGCTGAAAACGCTAAAGATATTAAGTCATTTCAATATGATAGTGGTGGATTTTTAATTGACGACCCAACAATAAGCGACGCATACAAAAAATATAGAGAGGGCATTACTAATTCTATTTTAACAAACCCTTATGCTAGTGTAAGTATATTGACAGACATAACAAAAACAAACCCTGAAACACAACAACCTTGGGATTTTACTTTTGATCCTGAAGAAGCTAAGAAAGATAAAAACAAAGTATTACTTAAAGTTAATCCTGATAATAGCGGTAATCCTCTTGTGGAATTATCTGACTCCCAAAAGGAAGTGGTTGAAAAGCAAATCCATGCAAACCTAGATGTGATGGTTAAGAGAGAGAAAAGACAATTAGCAGGTCAATCAAAAGGTGGATTAAGTGCAGGAGATAAAGAAATTCTTGGCAATTTCAGGGAGTTAGATATAAACAATTAGCAGGTCAATCAAAAGGTGGATTAAGTGCAGGAGATAAAGAAATTCTTGGCAATTTCAGGGAGTTAGATATAATTATGTCAGGCCATCCTCTAGAACAACAAGCTACAATAGACACTGCGATACAGAATTATAACAATAGTCCTATAGCGGCGAGGAGTGGTGAGACCATGCAGGAGATAACTACTGATCCTGCCAAAATAACTGTATCTTTTCGGACAAATGATACACAAGAGTCAAGAAATCCTACTATTTGGAGGGTGTACACGAAAGACTTTGAGGAAAGAGAGCATAATGGAAAAGTATATGATGGAGTGTATCCAATAGATAGTGAGGGGAATCCCACAGATGAGGTAGACAAATATATGTATATCCCTCCCTATATTGTAGCCGAAAAGCTTAACAGTTATATTAACCCTGCAAGAGCAGGTCAATATCAAGGAGACTTCCTGACTGCTTATGGTTCAGGTTTTAGGTTTACAGCATCAGATGATCCCTCTTTTTATGGCAAAACAACAACCCACGGCGGTAAAGAAAGAGTTGTGCCTGCTGACATTAATATGTCAGAAATAGTATTACAAGATGGAGTATCTGCGGCAGGTAAATCTATTGATGCTATCACTGATCTTACTGCTATAAGCAATCTATCGCAGGCAAAATCATGGGCTGAGAAAACATTGCAAAATACTTTGGGTCAGATAGGATACTTTGATGCGGAAGTTAAATTTAATACGATAAAGGACTCATGGCCGAATCGTAAGAAAAAAGGTAGTGTTGAGATAGAGGTTATTAAAGAAGATGGAACAAAATATAAGGCATCTCTACCTTGGGAAAAGGGAGATAATAGATTAGAATTTGCTAAAGGAGTAGAAGATTTTTATAATGCGCTATTAAATGAACTTAGAGCTGAACAGAATATGGTGGATCCTAAAGGCAACGTATACAGAAAACCTGACATGACCAAATATGGCGCACCTCAAGAGAATGATAGCAAAACTTTTGACCCTAATAAATATTAATAGTAATGAACGAGGAATATCTACAAGGACTACATGGTTATTTAGGTATAGAAGATGACTATGAAACATGGATAAATGCTATAAAAGATAATGAAGAATATCTTCAAGGTTTGCATAATCATTTAGGTATAGAAGATGATTATGAAACATGGAGCACTGCCGTTATGGGTGGTGTAAAAAAAAAAGACGAAGGTATGGATTTACCTTTGGCGGATGGTTTCTCGGACTCTCAAGAGACTGAGGTTACTGAAGAAGTTGTTACCCAACAAACCCCTACAGATGATACGCAAGAATGGAAGGTTAGGTATGAATCTGTATTCGGTATTAATCCTGATGAATATGGTGTAGAAGAAGAAGAGGGTACTAATCAGCTAGGAGCTTATGAGATTCAACAGCAGGAAGGAATAAAACTACATGATAGACTTAAGCCTCCCACAGATAGATATTCAGAGGCTATAGATGAAGTAGGAAGGATATTAAATACCACTAACCCTAAAGAATCTGTTGAGTTGTTAGATAGACTTTTTAAAGACTCCGGTTTTTCTTTTGAACAGGAAGGGGTCGAAGTAAAAATGATAGCCCCCAACAAAAATGAGCTTGTGGTTCAAACCAAAAAAAGAATGAAGCCTTCACGTTTCGGTCTTCCTATAAGTCCGATAATGCAGAAACATCTGCATACGGCAACCGACCAACAAACCATACAAGATTTTTATGAAACCAATAGGCCACAGGAAGAATACAATCCTAATGTTGCTGTGAGTGCCAAGGATCTTGACAACATGGTGTTTTCATTTAGGAATGCAGAGGATGCTTTAATAAAGGAGTCACTAGCATTACAAGAAGAGGGTAATACGTTTAGACAAGACCCTAGGCATTATTGGAATCCTTACAAAATAAAACAAAATCCGGTAGAATATAAAGAGTTTTTAGCACAGAGACAAGAAATTAAAAATCAAGCCGAAGACCTAGATGCGAGATGGAAGAAGCTAGAAGAAGACAGACTTAAGGTGATGGATATGGAGAAGGAACGAAACGAGATGCTAGCTTTTACTGATTACTCGGATAAAAAAAATTACGGTGATAAATTTTTAGCAGACTTTGCGGGTGTAGGTTCGGGTTCAAATTTTTTTGGTAGAATGTGGCACGCCGCAGCACTTGGTCGTGGGCAGAGTGGTTCTGTAGATGAGCTAGGGAAAGTGTGGACTCAAGTATTTTATGGTAAGGCTAATGAGGTAAGCGAGGATGACATAAACAATATGAGGGAGGCTATGAAAGAAGCTCAACAGTATGGCCCTTCGGAGACGATGCAGAATTGGTATACTCGTATGAACAAATACAGAGAGGAAGGATCTCCCGGATTGTTAGCGATGGTAAGAGCTACTGCTGCTGACCCTGAAAGTCTTCCTGACTTAATGGCTACATCTTTTGCTATGTTAACCAATCCTTATATTATGAAAAGAGGAGCTGCTGCTTTTAGTGCAGTTCACGGTGTTGCTACAGGGGTTGGTGCATTTGGTAGTGCGCCCGGAGTAGGAATAACTAATATAGCCGCTTTACCTTGGTCTATCCCTACAGCTATGCTTTCTATGACAGCGACCTTAGAAACAACCTTAACTTTTGGTCAGCTACTTGAAGAAGAGTTAGGAGGTATAGACAACATGACTGTAGAGAATGTACAACGTCTTTTTAATAATGAATATAAAATGAAAAGGTTTGTTAACCGATCTCTAGGGAGAGGTATAGCTATTGGAGCGGTAGAAGCTTTTGCTATGGCCTTAGGAATAAAGGTTGCTCCTCGAGTAGCCAATATGATGGGTGCAGGAATGCGAGGAAAGATGGCTTCTATGACAACTGTGTCAGGAATAGAAGTGTTGGGTGGTTCTTTGGGTGAGGTGGCAGGAATGACAATGGCCGGTCAACCTAGAATAGCTGAGGATATATACCTTGAAGGTATTGGTGCATTATGGAATGCTCCTATTACTTATGGGGTGGGTATGGCTTACTCCCCTAAGTATAAAGTTAATGGACAGGAGTGGACGGCAGCAGACTTTAACAAATGGATAAACGATCCTGAGACATCTCAAGATGCTATTGCCGGTGCTACTATTGATATAAAGAATGACAATGCGATGGCAAGGTTTGTGGAACAGAAAAAAGCTACAGCATTTAAAGAGGGGGTAATAGCTAAATCCCTTGATCCTATAACTGAAAACCTACCTAAAGCAGCAAGAGAGAAACTTGTTAGATTAGAAATGGAGCTTCAAGATTTAAAAGAGAAGGGTGAGGGAACAGAGACTTCTAAGATTAGGATTAAAGAAATAAAGGACGAGATAAGAATAATAAATGAAGGAGCAAAGGGCACACAGATTTTTGAAGCCACTTTTACAGACGAACAAGGTAATGAAGTTAAAGAAAGAGTAGAGGTATCTGAAGAGTATGCTATAGAGCAATTAAAAAAAGACGGTATAGATACTCCTACTTCTGAACAAATTAAAACAAAACAACAGGAGTTGGTGGATCAGGGTATAAGAGAATTGAAAGAACAATACAAGGGGGTAGAGCAAACTCAGCTTACCGCCAAAGAGAAAGAGGTTGCTGACTTATTAGGATTAGATTTATCAGGAACAGAAACAACTGAAGATGTTACAGAGAGATTCCAAGTAACTGATAAAGAACAGGTTAAAAATTTATCTACCGCAAAAAAACAGATTGTTACTCAAGCTGAAAATATTGTTAAAGCGTTAAAAACAGCCTTTCCTGATGTTAAGGTGGTGGTGCACGCTGATGAGAAAACATATTCTAAACACGCACCAATTCAAACTAAAGGAAGGTTTGATGATAACACTAACACCATACATATTAACCTTACTAAAGCCGACAACACAACAGTAGCCCATGAAGCGTTTCATGCGGTATTACTAAACTCTATAAAGACAGATAAAGAAACTACTATTATTACCAATAAAATGTTAAAGGCGGTAGATAAATCGTTAGGGAAAGGAAGCAAACTAAAAAGTCTACTTACCCAATTTGCTCAGGAATATGACGTTGACATACAAAGTGAAGAACAATTAGCACAACTTATTGGAGTGTTGGCCGCTAATTATAAAACATTAAGTAAACCTGAAACAAACATTATCTTACAATGGTTGAAAGAGTTAGGGCAAAAGTTAGGGTTTAGTATGGATTTTATAAATCAGTTAACTAGAAACGAAGAGGCTGTCATAGATTTACTAAACACATTATCAACTAAGTTTTCTCAAGGAGAAGCCATAGTAAAAGAAGACACTCAAATATTATACAAGATGTCTCCTAAAAAACTAAACTTTAAACAATACTTAAAACGTCAAAACAGAAACCAACAACAAACAGTAGCAGCCCAAGACTTTAACTTAGACGAGCTAGAGGTTATATCTAAAGGGGGGACAGGGAGAATAGTATACCAACACCCCACTGATAAAAACAAAGTTATTAAAGTAGCCACAAGTCCACGAGGCTTAGAACAAAATTTAAGTGTAGGGTTTGGAGATTTTAATATGTTGGATGGTAAAATTGCTGAACTATTTGAACAGGGTTTAGATTATATAGTAGTAGAAAAAGTACCACGAAATGATAAGGTTGTAAATAAGTATTTAAAAGGACTAAAGTCGGCATATCGAGAGAATGGCGTAGACAGGTTTGGTAATGTTGCTCCTATTGTTCAGGATTACATGGAAGCAAAAGGTTTAACCGACTTTTTAAACTATAACCTTTTATGGAATGATTTTCTTGCTACTAGAAATTGGGGAGTGAGAGCAGATGGTGAAGTGGTGTTAGTAGACGAGGGAGCTTTAAACAACCGAGTGTATTATGGTTCTGAAATAGCAGATTGGGCGAAACAAGAATGGGAAGATGTAAAACGAAAAAGAAGAGGTCCACTAAGTAGAGATCAACAGAAGGATGTTGAAACGACTAAACCTCAGGAGTGGAGATTCAGAGACCAAAAGGTTGGGACTGAAGCTACACTCTTTGATTATGTTAGAGCAGGCAAGTTAGGCAATGTGTCTACTAAAGATTTAATTAGTGTTCTTGTTAAGAAAGGTATTGGTCATACTAATATAAAGCAACAGCTTATAGATTCAGGAATTAAAAAGCCAACCCTAAAACAAATCCAAAAGAAACAACGAGAGGAAATTAAAAAGATTCTTAAGATTTCTGACAAGGAGTTAACGAACCTACCTAGTGTGTTTGGTTCTCTTAATATAGGCCCTGTAGCAGGTAATAGGCTGTTTAAGAGCTTAACCCGAGAGAAGAAGGGTAAACCTGTCTTAACTATAGAACAGGCGTTAGAGAAGCTTAGAAGCTCTCAGGCGTATAAAAATGCTACTGACTCACAGAAAACTGAAATGGAAACAGCAGTAAGGGCACAGCATGAATTAGGTACACCAAGAGAAATGACTGACAGAATTAAAGAAGCGAGACATTTAATAAGAGATTTAGATTCTTACAGAAGCTTACAAGACTTTAAACGAAAGCTAAAAACTTTTATAAGGAAGGCATTACCCTTAGATGTTTTAAAAACAAACAAGAGGGTAGAAGAATTATTAGCCAAGATAGATAAGATAAAACATTCAGACCTTGATACAATAACCGAAGAGATTATTGAAGAGGTTAACACCATTAATAGCCGCACTCTTAACAGAGATATAGATACCGCACTAAAAGATTTATCTAAAAAGAACAAACCCTTATCGTCTAAAATAAAAAAATGGATAAGCGCAGTTGATCCTAGTGCTAGTATTAAATCTATATTGGCTGAGGTTGACAAGCTAATGAAGCTAAGAGCAGAGCTAGAGGCCAATCAGGAATCCCTATCTCCCTCACAAATAGATGAGATGTTAGCTATTAGAGCGGCTGAAAATATAGTGTTGTCATATACTATGAGAGAGAATCAAATTGATAATGTCTCCTCATTAAGTACAGCACTACAGTTGCTACAAGAGTTAGGTTTAGTTGAGGGGACACGACAAAAACTAGAAGCTCAAGAAACGCACGAAAGATATAACCGACAAAGAGAAACAATACTTACAGCTATCTTAGGAAAAAAGGTAGACCTATCTACAAAGAAAGGAAGGAAAGCAGTAGCCGATGCTATTAAAGTTTTAAAGAATAAGAAGGGTATAAAAAGGATAACAAAAAAGGTGGTTGCGAAAACTACGTGGGAGAAAACTAAAGATCATATTATAACATTTTTAACTTCACCTGTAGCTTCAGCTCAAGACCTCCATGGTTTAATGGCAATAATAGATAAAATGCCGGGAGAATTATTTGGGGGAGTTGCTAAAGAGTTGGTTGTTGATTTAGTTAACAGAGGCACAAGAGAGTTTAAGAAGAGAAGTATGATGGTGGACGATATGATAGAAGCTGAAATGATAAGGTTGTGGGGTAAAGATAGAAGTATAAAAACATTAGGCAAGAAAAGATATATAACTATTGTAAGAGACTTAAATAAAAAATCAGTCTTCTTATATAAAACAAAGAACGGTGAAGCTAAAGTTCAAGAGGCTGAAAAGAAATTTGAGGATGGGGAAATAACAAAAGATGAATTAATGGAGTTTTCTTCTAAATACCAAGTGGAACAGCTAAGCCAAGCGGAACTTGCGTATCTATATATGCATTATAAAAACAAAGAAACTCACCCCGCTTTTAAAGCTAAGTTTGGAAGACACACAGACTTCGTAATGGAGGAGGTAAACAAAAAGATTGACCCCAAACTAAAAGAGTTTTCAGATTGGCAAATGGATGTTTTATTTCCACAACTCTATGAACACTACAATATAGCATACAGAGATCTATATAGAACTGATATGCCTCAAGTTCAAAGATATGGCGGTAGACTGTATAGGGATAACTTTATGCCGAGTGATGACTTTGTAGACCTAATAGCGGTAAAAGTGAATCCAAATGCTTCAGTATTTGCAGCCTCTATTAATGAGAGAACTGATTCTAAATCTCCTATTCTTATTACAAGCAGTATAAATTCTTTATTCTCTTATGTAAACAACATGGAATACTTTGCGGCTATGGGTAGGCCCGTAAGAGATATAAACAAAATGTTTACAAATAAAGATGTGAGAGATGCTATTGTAACATTGCACGGACAGGAAACTTATGACATGATTAAAGACATGATTCAAAAGATTGCTAATCGTGGGGTAAGACAAGGAGATTGGGATGTTAAGCTGAACAAATTTAACACAGCCATGACAGTAGGATCACTTTCTATAAGGCCTACTGTTATGTTTAAGCAGTTAGTATCTTTTATAGCTTATGCGAATGCCATAGGGTATGTAAATTGGATGAGGAATTTTGTTTTGCCATTTAGTCCTCAATGGAATCGTTTATCTAAAGAGATAAATGATAACTCTGTTTATATTCAACACCGATACAGACAAAGTATTGTAAAGAGCTTAGAAACAATGGCTGCGATGGCAGAAGACACTAGGTTTGAGAGTTCAGCGTTGAAGGGTGTGTTAAATGATTTAATATGGGCGGTTATGCTAGGCGTAAGGCTAGGGGATTATGGTGCAATTATTTTTGGAGGAATGGCAAACTACAAATTTCATAAAGCAGAGGCACAAGCTAAGGGATTAACAGGTCAAGATGCCATTGATTATGCTATTAGAAAGTTTGAAGACGATACTAAATCTACACAGCAATCAGGAGACATACAAGAGAAAGACTACTTCCAAACATCCGATGCTGTTACTCGTGGGCTCAATATGTTTATGACATCACCTAAACAATATTTAAGGAAAGAGTTAACTGCTATTAAGAATATTCATAGTATATATAAAGGAGAAGGAGCTCAAGGTAGCTTTGTAGAGAACATGAGAACCTTAATAACTTATCATGTAATACTTCCTGCATTTTTTCAATACATAACAGCAGGTCTTCCGGGTCTAATGAGACCATGGAGAGATGATGATTGGAAAGACTTTGCTCGTGTAGCTGTAATAGGAAACCTTAATGCATTCTTTATATTGGGAGACCTTTTTAATCTAATAGGAGATGCCCTTACCGAAAAGCCTTGGACAGGAACAACCAAACAAGTTGGTCTAATCTCAATAGCTATTGAAATAGGGAAAGAACTTCGTGATCTAAGAAAAATAGACAAAGAAAAAAATCCTGAGAAATATGAGAAGCAACTAGTAGACTTTATATCTAAAACAATTATGCTTAGTGGTATTCCCGCACCATCAGCAGTGGCATGGAAGAGAAACTTTCAAGCAATAATTGAGGACCCAACAATGGATGAAGGAGAAATAATATTAAGAATATTAAATTGGTCTCCGTATCAAATAACAGGACCGAGAACAAGAGAGGCGCAACAAAGATGGGACAGCATAAAGACCCCTTATAATTATAACCGGAAGTATCACTATTAAATAATTAACTATGCCTTTTAAAAGCGAAGCACAAAGAAGATGGATGTGGAAAAATGATCCTGAGATGGCTAGTAAATGGGAGCATGAAACTCCTCCCGGTAAACTACCTAAAAGACTCCACAGAAAAGTGATAACAAAAATGAACAGAAGAAGGAACTAGTATTTCAAATACTTAAAACACCTTTGGTGTTGGTAATACACCATAAGCTCTTGGTCATTGGACGATCCTGCTCGTGGGTTTCTTCCACCCCACTTAACCTTACCCTCAGCTTCATTTATTTTAGTGTACACGAGCCCGTCCAAACAAGCCCATATAAGAACAGGGTTTAATCTTTTACTTGAAAGTTTATGTAGTTTTTGTAGGGCGACACATAAAGGGAAAGCTTCTTTTATTGTAGCCATCCTGCCCTTTACCTCAACATAAGAGATGAGATTTTTTTTAGAATCATACACACGATAATCAATGTCATTGTCTCCAAGTTTTTTATAGCTACCTTTAAATAGGCTTACGAACTTTTCTATAGCCTTCTTCTCCCGAGCTAAATCTTCTGCCGTTTCAAA